CTTGCCTTAAAAGGCACTTCAATCCCGTCAATTGTAATGTTTTTTTGAATAGCCATAGCAATACCTCCTTATGATGACTTCGCAGAAGACTTAACTGTCGTATCAGGGTTGTACGGCATCTTGAACCAGTTGTTGTAAACCGCTTCTGTGGTGCTTTCCGTTGTCTTGGACTTTACAAGACCTGTCGGCAAAGGAGTAGCTTTCAGCGACAGCTTTTCGGTCTTGACTTCTGTGCTTTCTTCGGTGGTTGCAGATTCTGTCGCAGGACGTGATGCACTGCAACAATACATCACATGACGGATATGATGCTTGTCACCCAGAAATTCAAACATCAATGCAAACTGTGCAAGTTCCGTGTCATTCTTTTCCACCAGAACACCATTGTTATCAAGGATTTCTCCTAAGATTTCCGTTGCAAATTCAGTTGTGATAAGGGCGATTTCAAGATCGCCTTTATATCCTGCATTGTTGTTGATGACATAATAAACGCCATTGTCCGCATAAAAATTTTCTGCCTCGCCATTTGCATCAATAGAGAGCGATACAGCACCGGAGAGATGCTTTGACGGACCATATGCAGGGACAGTCTTGTTGCCGTTTGGATCTTCACCCCATTCATTGATTTTCGCCCAATAGACGTTCTGCAAACCAAATTTAACCTTGTTCTTCTTGTTCGCCATTGGTTATACCTCCATTTCGTAAAGCACTTCATAGAGCCTTTCCGACTCTATCCATACTTCTGATTTTGTGTAATAGATTTTATGACATTTCAGAACCTGTTCAATTTGTCTTTCAAGTTCAGGATTCTTAACGTCTGTGTAAAGTTCAATATCCAGTTTCTTAAAACTGAAATACATGGAATTATCAGCTGAGAATGTATTCTCTCCGGGAGATAAAAACAACAGAAAAGGCGGTGCAGGGCTTTCGCCCTCGGCGAAATGATGATAGGCAAAAGGCAGCCCCATCTCTTCCATCATTTCTGCGATTTGTTCGTAGGTCATGATAAAGCCTCCTCGATGAGTTCTTCAAAGAGCTGTACCCCTTTTTCTTCCGCAGGAGCAATGTGCGGCTTGCCGGATACACGACCTCCGCCACGCTTGGCATGGCCTTTTTCCAATAAATGTGCCAGTTGATAACGATTCTTACTGTGGACAGTCATTTCAAGAGAATGGCTGTTTTCCTTTGTCTTTTTTGCAGTCCAGCTTTTTGAATACGCACCTGTTTGCTTTGGAGCATTGGCAGATATTTCATCTTTTACAGACTTTGCAGTTTTTCTGACTGCCTTTTTCATTGACGTATCTGCAAGGTCAGCATAATCTGTCAGACCCTTCATAATTTCATCAGCCATTGCATCAACTGTAGTCATCGGAAGTACCTGCCTTTCGTATCTCACCCTCAATTTTCATGTAGTTGTTGTGGTCGTATAAAGGAGTAATTCCGGTGACATTGTAGACGCTGTTTCTGAAAAGAATACGGAAATTGGTGCTGTTGATATTCAGCGAGGCAGGACTTTGACGAACCAGAAATTCCAGCTTCTGCACCTCTCTGGTTATCCCTGCATCTGTTGTTTCTGTTGCTGTCTTTACCGTAACCTTTGCCCATAATGAAAAGGTTTCTTCCCATTTGGTAATATGATTTCCAATCTCATCAATAACAGTTCTGTGTTCCAGAATAGTAATTCGCTGATTCAGAGTTCCGATTTCCATTACATCACGCCCTCTCGCTGTGCAAACAAAATTGAACGAAGATTCAACGTTAGCTTTTGATAATCGGGATTACTTCGATTTTCATAAAGATACCCAAGTGCGAAAAGCATTGCAGTCCGCACAGTATCTTCATTTTCAGCAAGTGCTGATTCGTCCATTCTGCCAACGTCCATTACCAGATTTTTTGCTGTAGAAAGCAGATTCTGAATCAGACTATCATCCTCCTCATAATCTACTCTCAGATAATTTTTCGCCTCTTTCAGCGTAATCATAGCATCACGCTTTCTTAATGGTGAGTGTCTTGATTGCTTCCGGAAGAATCAGCTTGCCGTCCAAACGCTGCGAAGCAAGAAAACCAACCTGACCTGTCATGGCAAAGAGTTCATTCAAACGTTTCAAACTTCTGCCCTGTCTGTCAGCGATTCAGTAATACGAGGAAACAACAGCTATGAGCAAAATCGGATATATCATAGTTTCAATGGAACATCAGGAGACAGCGAGACAGCAGGAAATCATGTGCGACTATCAGGTTGACCGCATCTTCTCCGAGAAGTTGTCAGGAGCAAACGGAGACCGCCCTCAGCTCAGGGCTATGCTTGAATATGTGCGTGAGGGTGACACCCTCTACATTGAGAGTATCAGCCGTTTAGGACGCTCCACAAAAGGCTTGCTGAACGTTATCGACACACTCACCGCCAAAGGGGTAACGCTCATCAGCCATAAGGAGAAAATCGACACCGACACGCCTGCGGGCAATTTCATGTTGACCGTGTTTGCTGCCCTCTCTCAGTTGGAGCGTGAACAGCTCAAACAGCGACAGCGTGAGGGCATCGAGATCGCTAAGGCACAGGGCAAATACACAGGACGGAAGCCCATTGAGATCGACTGGACGAGGTTCGGTCAGCTTTATGGGGAATGGAAGTCCAAGAGCATCACAGGCAGGGACTTTATGCGGAGAATGGGCTTGTCAGCTAACACTTTCTATCGCCGTGTCAGGGAGTATGAAGCGGAACACGGCATTACCGAGCCTACCTCTGCTTGAAAGCCACCTCAGACGAACGGAAACGCACCTCAGAGCCGTCCAACTAACCGTCTGAAAAGAAAAGACCTGAGAAGTGCTTGTGTGAGCAAATCTCAGGCCTTTGTGAGTTATTCAGTTCCAAAAGGGTATGCTGTCATTGTGGCGTGCACCATAATGATGATATGGACTTGTGCGGAACGGTTTGCAGGTGTTCCAATAGACTACGGGCAAGTAGCACACATCAATATTGTGCCTTAACGAAATCTTAACACCGTAACCGTAATCTTAACAACACTTTAACCGCTCATGTGATATAATAAAGCTATCATTTAAACGAGAGGTGTACGATGTTACATAAAAACAGAGTAAAAAACAGAACTCATATGACTTCATTTCAGGTCATCATTATCAGTTTCTTTTGCCTAATTCTGGTAGGTACGCTACTTCTGATGCTGCCGATCTCATCAAGGCAGCGTTGTGTGACTTCATTCCCTGATGCAATGTTCACAGCCGTTTCAGCTACCTGTGTGACTGGGCTTGTTGTAAAGGATACTGCTACATACTGGTCTCTGTTCGGGCAGGCGGTCATTCTGATGCTAATTCAGATCGGAGGTATGGGCGTTATCACCATCGGGCTTGCGATCATTAGAGCATCAGGGCGGAAAATCGGTCTGCGGCAGCGCAGTACAATGCAGGAATCCATCTCCGCACCGCAGGTAGGCGGTATTGTGAAGCTGACAGGCTTTATCCTTAAAACATCACTTATCATAGAGATGATCGGTGCGGCTTTGCTTGCACCCGTTTTCTGCAATGATCTTGGTATCGCTAAGGGACTGTGGTATTCCTTGTTTCACAGCATATCGGCTTTTTGCAATGCAGGCTTTGATCTGTTCGGCATAAGAGAACCGTTCTCATCGCTGACCTTTTACCACAGCAACATCTATCTCAATATCATCATTATGCTGCTAATTATTACGGGAGGCATCGGCTTTCTCGTCTGGGGCGATATCAGAATACACAAGCACAGGATCAGGCGCTTCTCTCTGCAAAGCAAGGTCGTACTGATGACATCTGCTGTCTTGATCGTTCTGCCTGCACTGTATTTCTTTTTTTATGAATATGACCGTGAGACTATCCATGACCGGACGATCCATTCACTGTTTCAGTCTGTCACAACACGAACCGCAGGCTTTAACACAACTGATCTCGCTGCTATGGATGAATCAGGTACAGCCATTATGATCATTCTTATGCTTATAGGCGGTTCTCCCGGTTCCACCGCAGGCGGTATGAAAACAGCGACTTTTGCTGTTCTGTTCCTTTCTGCGATCACAGTGTTAAGGCGCAGAAATGATGTGCAGTGCTTCAAAAGAAGAATATCAAACGAAACTGTCTGCAGTGCAGGTGCTGTTTTGTTTATGTATCTTGTATTGTTCTTTACAAGCGGTATCATTATCAGCAGAGTGGAAAATCTACCGCTGCTGACCTGTCTGTTTGAAACAAGCTCAGCTATCGGTACTGTAGGGCTGACACTCGGCATTACAAGCGGTCTGTCTGCTGTATCCCGTGTGATACTGATGATACTGATGTTTTTCGGGAGAGTCGGCGGACTGACACTCATTTATGCAGCTCTGCCGTCGGCGGACAGTCAGAATTCACGCTTACCGCTTGAAAAAATATCCATAGGATAAGGAGTCTTATATATGAAAACAGTTTTAATTATCGGAGTAGATCAATTCGGCAGTCATATTGCCAAACGCATGGAGGAGCTTCGGTGTGAGGTCATGGCAGTAGATGAAAATGAGGAGCGTATCAACAATATCCTGCCCTATGTGACCAACGCAAGGATCGGTGACAGCACCAATGAAGAATTTCTCCGTTCGCTTGGTGTAGGAAACTATGATGTTTGTATCGTTGCCATCGGCGGCCAGTTTCAGTCCTCTCTGCAAACAACGTCTTTGCTCAAGGAGCTGGGGGCAAAGAAAGTCATATCCCGTGCGACAAATGATGTACAAATGAAATTCCTGCTTAAAAACGGAGCCGATGAGGTTGTCTATCCTGAGATGCAGATGGCACTTCGCATCGCTACAAAATATGCATCAGACAGCATACTCGACTTTATTCATCTGGATAACAATTACTCGATCTACGAACTGAAAGTACCGAAGGACTGGTTCGGAAAGTCGCTTTCACAGATCGATATACGAAAGAAATTCAAGATCAATATTCTGACGATCAAACGCGGAGCAGAGGTATTTATCCCTGCATCGGACACTGTAATTAAAACTGATGACATCGCATTTGTCATAGGTGAGATTCGGGATATCCAGAAATGTTTCAGAATTTAGGAGATGATCGTGTGAGAGATGTTCTGCCTGCACTGTCTGTAGGAGCAATGTTTCTCTACGGCTTTTATATTATGAAAAAAGAGATGAATTCATCGAGGAGATACAAAAGAGCAGCCGTGGACACAACCTGTCAGAAGATGATGTTGACGAACACAAAAGTGATATATTATAATAACAAGGGTGATTCTTATGACTGCTAATTCTATAAAAAGCTCTAAAGCATTTTCTGTGTTCAAAGACTCCGCTATATGTCTTGTGGTGCTGACAGCCGCAACACTTGCCGGATACGCATTCAAAGCCTTTCAACTTGCCGATGCGGACATTATCATGCTGTATATTATTGCTGTGCTTGTGATATCCATTTTTACATCAAAGATGTATTTCTGCCTGATATCATCATTCGTAGGAGTAGTGCTTTTCAACTGCTTCTTCACCTATCCTGAGTTTTCTCTTTCAGCTTACGATGCAGGCTATCCTGTCACATTTGTGACGATGTTTATTACAGCGTTCATTGCAGGAACGCTTGCCAATAAGCTGAAACGCAATATCCTGATCGCCGAGCAGAATGCCCGTGAAAAGGAGGAGGCGGCACTTCTGGCACAGAATGAACAGCTTAGAGCTAATATGCTCCGTTCCATATCCCATGATCTCAGAACACCACTGACCTCCATATCAGGCAATGCCAGTACGCTCATTTCCGGCGGCGATACGCTTGATGAATCAACACGTCAGCAGATATACACGGATATTTATTCCGAATCAATGTGGCTTATCGAAATGGTGGAAAATCTTTTATACGCTACACGAATTGAGGACGGCAGAATGCAGCTCAATATCTCGGTAGAGATACTTGATGACATTGTTCAGGAGGCTGTCAGACACACCAAACGCACTTACCCAAAGCGAAATATCATCGTTGATATGTATGACGAGATAATCCCCGTTATGGCAGATGCGAACCTTATCGTACAGGTCATAGTCAATCTTATGGATAATGCTGTCAAGTACAGTGATGAGGATTCTGATGTTACCGTCAGTGTGCACCGAGAAAATGCGTATGCTGTTGTGATATCCGTGTCCGATCACGGCACTGGTATCTCCGATGAAGAAAAAGAAAAGGTATTTGATATGTTCTATACGGGTGGCAGCCGTTCCTCAGACAGCAGAAGAAGTCTGGGGCTGGGGCTTGCACTGTGCAGGTCAATTATTACTTCACACGGCGGTACTATATCTGTCAGCGACAACATACCAAACGGTACAGTTGTCAGCTTTACTCTGCCAATAGGGGAGGTCGATCTAAATGAATGAATACCTTGTTCTGGTGGTGGAGGACGACAAGCCTATCAGAAATCTTATTACAACTACTCTTAAAATGAACGACTATCGCTTTATTACTGCTGTCAGGGGCAATGAAGCGATCATGCTCAGTGCTTCGCATAAGCCTGATATTATCATACTTGACCTTGGACTGCCTGATATTGACGGCGTTGAGGTGATAGAGCATATACGCACTTGGAGCGATGTTCCTATCATCATAGTCAGTGCAAGGAGCGAGGACAGGGACAAGATAACAGCCCTTGACAAAGGTGCAGATGATTACCTGACAAAGCCTTTCTCTGTTGACGAACTTCTCGCAAGGCTCAGGGTGATACAAAGGCGGCTTATGAAGTCCGAAAACATCTCGGTCACGGAGTTTGTCAATGGCAGATTACGGATAGACTATGTTTCGGGCTGTGTTCACCTTGATGATGAAGAACTTCACCTGACGCCGATAGAATACAAGCTGCTTTGCCTGCTTGCCAAGAATGTCGGCAAGGTGCTGACGCATAAGTACATTATCCAAAGTGTATGGGGAACTCCTGCGGATAACAGCGAAGCCTCCCTGCGTGTATTTATGGCTACCCTGCGAAAAAAGCTGAGTGACAGCAGTCAGGCACTGATACAAACACATATCGGTATTGGGTATCGTATGATGAAATTATAGTTTTAGGGAGCAGTACAAAGCAGACAGCATTTATAATATGGTGTATCGCCTTGATGCAATGGAGGCATACAATAAGCATCTTGTCAAGAAAATCGTCGTTACAGGCATTACCGCCACAGGCAGCACCGCAACGGAAAGCTATGTTTATTTGGAAAGTAT